AGCAAGGAAGAAATGGACATTCTGCACTCACTAGCTGAAGGCTTTACAGCATTTGTAGCTGACAACAATCATGCTGAAGCCAAGGTAACATGGGATGCACTTGATAATGAGCAGAAGTCTGTTATGTGGGGCTTGTTGGACAGCAAGACCAGGTCATCATACAAAAAATATTCTAGTACAAACAAATAGGAGATTATTATGAATAAAATTTTAGTAGCTTTAGCATTATTAGTAGTATCAGTAACAGCTTACGCAGCCTGTACAACTCACACATTTATGTCAGGTGGTAAGATGGTAATGTGTACAACTTGCTGTGATAGTCTTGGCAACTGCAATACGAACTGCTTTTAAGGTGGAACACATGGTTATCAAGTCACTATATGGCTTAACCCCACCTAGCCAAAAAGAGGTGGCAGACCGTGACGCTAAAGTAGCGCAAGCTATAAAAGAAATGGGTCACAAGTATTTACTTTCAAAACCAATACCTAGAATTAGGTAACAACTAAAGGAAATAGTATGAATAATTTAAACGCAACAGGCCGCCTTGGACAAGACGCAAAATTAAGTTACACGGCAAACCAAGACCCAATCTGCAACTTTTCACTATCATTAACTGCCGGTTATGGTGATAAAGCCACAACTACCTGGTTAAACTGCAACTTGTGGGGTAAACGTGCAGAGATACTTGCGCCAATGCTTCTAAAAGGCACACAAATAGGTGTTACAGGCGAGATTAGCTTGCGCCCATACAAAGCAAAGGATGGCACAGAGAAATCAAGCCTAGAGTGCCGTGTGAGTGACGTAACTTTACTAGGTGGCAAATCTGAAGGTGGTGCAGCTAAACCAGCAACAAAAGCTGACCCAATGGATGATGTGGACTCGGATTTGCCGTTTTAGCATACAAGGTCGTGTTATGAAAGTTAAATGGCACGACCTACTTTTAAAACCAATAAATTTATGGAGTCTACCTATGTCTAGCAACTCAATCACGGGCGATAGCTTAGTATCTAAAATTGGCAGCAAAGAACAGAAAGAAAAGTTTGACGAAGGCTTTGATAGAATCTTTAATAAGAAGAAAAAGCAATATAGTGAGGACTGGCAAGATTCAGAACGTGATAAGGCAATCGCACAAAATGGCAATACTGGCGAACACTACCAGGAGGTGAAAGATGAACAATAAATACAGCAGGGCAACAGTAGTTGTGGCGGTATTGGCTGCAATAGCAATCAGCGCAATGTCTATTGGCGTATATAAATTGTTTTGCCTACAGAAAGGTGACGAGTGTGCTATCACAGTTCAGTTCAATGGCAGCAAGGCAACGTATCTAGGTAAGGTTGTTTAATGTACACGCTAGACTACATCTTGTGTTACAAAGATGCTTTTATACTAGGTATTGTAGTTGGGCTAATTATATCTACATATTATTCTAAATATGTTTATAATAAACAAAAACATAAGGATAGCTATGGTAACTCCAATAGATGATAAGTTAGCCCAGTATGCTACAAATAGACAATGGGAATATTACTCAAAGTCTTGTGAACTAGGTTCTAATCGTGCAGCAGCTAAATTCTTTAATGTAACTGCTACCGTAGTTGATGTGGCTGTCAGAGGTTTAAAAGCTAAAGCAGCACTAGCTGGTTACTCACCTAACCACGACATGACTAGAGTAGCACCAGAGCCGTTTATAGTACGTGGTGTGTCTACTTACTATAACGCAGAAGGTAAAGCGTCTGGGCAATGGGTTAAGACTCGCGTACAGGACAGCAAGCTAGAAGAGATGGTGCGAAACTTTGTAGCAGATTTAGCAGAAGACATCAAAGGTCTAGCGCCAATCACACCAGCACCAGCAATCAGTTCTGACAACATTCTTACAGTCATTCCTATGGGCGACCCGCATTTTGGATTATATGCCTGGCATCAAGATGCTGGCGATGACTTTGACCTAGACATTGCAGAGAAACTAACCTGTAGCGCAATAGACAGACTTATCGCAAGTTCACCTAATTCACACACAGCATTGCTATTAAATCTTGGTGATATGTTCCATGCAGACAACCAAAAGAATATAACGGCTTCAGGTCATCAGCTAGACGTAGACGGTAGATGGGCAAAGGTGCAGCAAGTAGGTTTACGTGCCATTATTTACTGTCTAAAACGATTGTTAGAAAAGCATCAGAAGGTAGTCTTCCGTATCAATAAAGGCAATCACGATGGTCATTCATCTTATGCGTTGGCATTGATGATTAGCTGTTACTTTCATAATGAACCACGTATGGAAGTTGATTTGTCACCATCAGTATGCTGGTACTACACGTTTGGCAAGGTTCTAATAGGCTCTACGCATGGAGATACCGTTAAAGGTAAAGATATGCTGTCAATCATGGCAGCAGACAAGTCTGAAGAATGGGGCAAGTCTAAGTTTAGGTATTGGTATGTTGGTCACGTACACCACAAAGACGTTAAAGAGTATCACGGTGGTGTAGTAGAATACTTTAGAACATTAGCTGCTAGAGATGCCTGGCATCAAGGACAAGGCTACCGTGCCGGTCGTGATATGTGTTCAATCATATTGCATAAAGAATACGGTGAGATAGAACGTCACACGTGCGACATAGGTATGATTAACGATTAGTTTCGTACCAGTCTATTAAAGCATTAAGCTGGTCACGCATTGCTTTAGCTTGTTCAAAGTTTTCTATTGCGTTGGTAATGACTTGCTCATCTGTAATAGCGGTACTGGCAGAGGTGGTCGTTTTAGCAGTTCCTGTGGTGGTGTTGGGCATACCTGTAAGGGCATCATTCCACAACTGCAAAGCATTGTTGTCAGCAAAACATATCCTGTTATCCGTAACATCTTTAACCTTTCTTTTTAAATCACGATAAACAATTGTCTGGGCTGCTTGTTGATTCTGAAACTTAGCTGCAACTTCACGGGCATAATCGTCATACGCTTTTTGTAGTTCTACCTTATCTTGTAATGCTTCTTTTAGATTAGCATCATGCCGCCAACCATTGACTGTCCAGCCAGCACTAAAGGCTACAAAGATAGTACCAGCAATCAATGCGTGTTTAAAGTTAAACGTCAACGGTATCATTTAGTCACACCTGTTGTAGTAAGAAAGCGCAATATAACATTAACGCCTGCCGTTAAACCTATCAAAGCTAAAAACACACGTGGGTCAAAGTAACCTTGTACTAGCGTCAACGATGTTTCAATTGCTGCGCCTATAGCAACAGCTACGTTAAACCATAATGTTTTGGACTTGTACCACTTCTTCATGCAATGCCTTTGCTATAAGTAGCTTTGCCGCCTTTAAATGTTGCTGTTAAAACATCCCTGCGATTACGTGGGTCTACGCTTAGATGAATCCATGTGCCTTCATAGATTAGCTGGTCAAATTTAATGTCTGACTGTGCAATCTTATTGGCTACTTCTTTTGGCGTACCAAAGTTCGGACACGTAAAATCAACGGCATAACCTTGTACGTGTGCAGATGTATCGCCACTTCCAATAGCACGATTAAGAGCAATGCAACGATAACCGCTAGATATGCGAATGGAATGATTGCCCAATAAAGTACGGATTTGCTCAAGCGTATTAGCCAGCATACGCAATCTTTCAATGATTGGTGCTGGTGCTGTGTTATCAATGCCTTTTCGTGTTGCTGTTTGTGATGTGGTAAATTCATTTAGTTTAAAGTTCTTTGATAATTGCATTATCCATCCAGTTCGGGTCGTTCATTGATTTGCATCGCCAGGCCATCTATATCCTCAAAGATACATACCTCAGACAAGTCATCAAGGAATATAACTAACTCACCATCAAAGATACCAACTTCTTCTATGGTCTTGCCAATCATGTGTTCAAAGTAATCTTGTGCGCCACCAAATAAGTTATGCACGGTCATAATTGACTCCAATTAAATCACCAGAGTCTATCATTTCATGTGTTAGTTCGTCTTCCGCTAAACAGTTATCACACCGCGATTCATCGCCTTGTTCGTTAATGATAAAAGCCTTACGGCAATGGTCACATAAACAAATGCGATTAATCATAGTTTGTTTCATTTTATTACCCAGCCATGTGCAGCAGCGTAAGCATACAAAAACATACCTAAAGCAACAGATGTGATGCCTCGCAATGTCCATTTGCCAACTGTAGCAAACTGTTTGTCTAGCCACTCTGAGATAGCTTCTTTAAATGCTGCCTTGTGCAGTTCTTTCTGTTCTTCTGGTGTCATAAACATTCCTATGGTTTAGTTGGGTAAGTTACATCAAATGGAAAGCCTTCCTGCGCTGTAATATCACGCAACTCTTGGCGATATGTAGCCCATGCTAACTTAGCCTCGTCTGTCAGTACAACGTCTGCTAACTGAGTCCAATCACATTCAGCAATTAAACTATTTCGTGTAGCACGAACTGATTTAGCTTGTTCAGCGTCTTTTGCGGCAATACCATCTGCATCTAAATCGCTAACAGAATACTTGGTAAACCATTTGCCATCAACCTGTGCAACACCATCTCTAAATGCTATTTGGTAGCGTGTAGGTTGTGCTTGTGGGGCTTCTAATACTACATCCGCACCCAAGTCATTTAAAACGATTTCAGTAAGTAGCGGCAATGATGTGTTGGGGAATAATGCACGAAACTCGCTTTCATACATTACTTGTCCTGATTCTCTGATTCTAATTTCCATGATTATTCCTTAAGCAATTGCAAGATAAATATATGTGCCGCCACTAGCATTGACTGAAGCATCTGTTGTTACTATTTGGAAGCCTGTTGATACTGTGTAAACCCAGTTGGCGTTTGATTCTGCTGCTGTGCTGTTCATAGCAAGTCTAGGGTCTGTGCCTGCATCCATACCTCGCGCAGTATCCCAAACAAACCAAGCGCCAGTAGAATCCGTGCGTTTAATCATCACAAACCTAGCCCCTGAAGCAAGTCCAGCATTAATAGTTTGAGTAGCGCCTGTGCCTGTATATGAACCTACTTTAGATACATTAGCAACAGTAGCAAATAAATAGGAAACGTATGTATAAGTGCTACCATTTGTAGATGAATTAGTGCCTACTGTAAATACAGAAGATGTTGGTGATGTATTGTTCCAGACGGTTGCATCTAACGCAGCTGCACCAGTTTGATTTAGCCGTATTTCATACCCAGCGCCAACATTTGCACTATATACAATCCAATTTTCCGCTGGCGAACTTCTACGCTTAACAATCATCAATTCAGGCGCAACACCTAAGTTGTGATTAATTACTCTACCCCCTGCACCATCCCCCGTATAACACACTACATCAAAGAAGCCTGGTGCGCGTTTAAAGCACTCAGCTACCTGATTACTTGCGGTTGTACTTGCGTTAAGCTGTGATGTGGCATCGTTACCAACCCCAAATCCAGTCATAGCTGAAAAAGCATTTCCGTACGACACAGCAGATAAAAATGTAGGTGTCATAAGGGAGTTAGCGTCCGCATTTTCAACTGCTGTTGAGCCTGTTAGTAAATAATTATTGCCTCGTAGCCTATCTCCGACAACCATTCCTGCTACTGTTGTAGAATTGCGCTGTCTTGCCCATACCATATCAGTAAATTGACCCGCATTAACAAGACGATTATCTACGTTAGTTCCTGTATACACCTTTTGTGTAAATACCTGAGTGCCATCAGTAGGTTTCTTCATTGGTCTGCGGATTGCTATGTACGAGTATTTGTATGTATTTCCATTTACTTTTGTACTTGTTGAATTTACGCTAAACCCCGTTGCGGTTAAAGATATAAAATTATCTGCTTGTTCTTCCGCATTTACGTTAATGCGTAAATTGTAGTCATTTCCTCCAGTCGTAATGCCCCTAGTGCTATCAAATATTACCCAATCATCTAAAGCGGAGACATTTTTAACTAAAAGCCATTGTGGCTCCCACCCTAAGTTTACCACTGGCCCAGTTGCCGAACCGTTTCCTGTATAAGTACCACATTTAATTACACTGTCTGTTCCAGATTCTCCAAACCCAGTGGTATCTGAGGCAAAAATGTAAGCTATATATGTAGACCCGTTACCATTAACTAATGGAGTTCCATTTTCAGTAACAGTAAAACTAGAACTATCAACTGCACTAAATGCTACATCGCTAGTAAATCCATTACCATTATTCAAGTTAAGATATTTTCCTGAAGAGCCAAGACTGTTATTCCATACAGCCCAATTATATGCAAGGTTTAAGCGTTTAACTATTATGCAGCCTGGTGTTGACTGTAAGTTATGATTAACTACTAAAACACCCCCATTACCTGTATAAGTAACAATATCAAAGAACTTTTCTTGTTTACGGAATGTCCAAGAAACAGTCGCTTGATTTGTGTCATTTTCCCCACTTAGGTTTGGTCCTAGAGAAAAACCATTATTATTAAATGCATACACACCCCTTCCAGTATCAGTAGCGGTTCTAAATGCTGTTGTATTTGGCTGAATGTACCTAGTAAGCCCTAAATTTGTACTCCATGTGGTGTGGTGTGCGGCACTACTTCTACTTTTAATCCAAACCATACCACCATAGGTAGATAAATCTATGCCATTGTTAATAGTCTGGCCAGTAGGGCTATTACCTGTGTAAAGGTAAGTAGAGAATAAATCCTCAATATAGGGACCTGGCCCACTAGCACCAGCCGCACCCATTACTATGTCATTGACTGCCATTATTTTACGTCTTTCGCCAAGACTAATCCTGACCAAATTGTGCCGCCATCATAAGTAAAGAAACCCAATACATCCCTACCACTAGCAGTTAAAGTAGGCGCAGTACCAGCCGCCCATTTCATTCCTGACCACCAAGTAATAGCAGCAGAACCGCCATTAGTTAAGTTAAGAATTAATGTTGATACAGAACCGCTTGATGCTGTATTGCTTACAGTAAATGTAGTCGCACCTGATAATGTGTGAGTAAAGTAGTTTGCATTAGCAAGGTTAAAGTTATTTGAACTTGATGCTGTGCTTGTTTCTTTAAATCCAGTAATTGTTTTATTGGTTAAAGTCTGTGTGCCAGTTAAAGTTACATCGCCTGTTGTTATATCGCCACTACCAAGAATAGATGTACTATTGATAGTTTTAATGTTAGTACCTGAAACTAACGTCGCTTGAACTGCAACATCGCCACTACCTAGCAAACTTGTGCTATTGATAGTCTTGATGTTTGTGCCTGACGTTAAAGTATCTTGTTTAGTTGCTGGAGTAATAGCAGCCCATGATGTTAAGTCTGCATCATAAGCCTGTACGCTAACACCAATATCAGCAGTCGTTAAAAATCCTGATGATGGAACGTATGTTACTACCCAAGCTGAACCTGTGTATGCTTTCATTACATTAGAAACTGTGTTCCAATATAAAGCACCAGTTAGTAAAGCATTACCATCATTATCTAATGTCGGGTCTGAAGACTTAGCACCTAGATAACGGTCATCAAATGAATCGTAAGAAGCAGCCGCAGCAGTCGCACTAGCAGTAGCACTTGAGGCAGATGTAGCAGCATTATTCTCGCTTACTAACGCAGCAGCAGCACTTGTAGCAGCACTTGTTGCACTACCTAATATGCCATCAACGTAAGTCTTGGTTGTTGCATCCTGTGCATTGGTTGGGTCACCTAAGCCTGTTACCTTATTGGTGGCCATTGCTATTGCACCAGACATTGTACCACCAGTATTGTTTAATTTGCCTGATAGCGATGTGTCAATTTCTGTTTTGGTGTATGCGTCTGTAATGCCAAAGCCAGCAATCGTAGTAGGATTAGTACCTGCTGTAGCACGACCAAAAGCATCCACAGTAACTGATTTGTATGTACCTGCTGTAACACCAGTAGTAGCCAAGTCAATCTCGTCTGCACCTACAACAATACGGCTTGATGATGCTGTGTTGACGTTTATTGTGTTGCCAGTTTTGCTTAAACCTGTACCTGCTGTGATTTGACCAGCACCGGAGAATTGCACCCAAGTTACTGCTGTAACACCTAGCGTGCCACCTGCATTAGATGTACAAGTCCAACCGCTATCAGCGTTAGCTGTACCACCTTCTACAAATACAAAGGCAGATACTAATTCATCCCATGTGTTTGCGTCTGATGACCTATCCCATGTTGATGCGGCTGCTACATATATACCGTTTTCTGCTGGTGCAGTTTGGTCTTTAACTAAAACCCTGTCACCTGCAATAACAGATACGCCATCAATAGTTTGTGTGCCTGATAATGTAATATTTGCAGTAGTTGCTGCGACTGCTGATGCTTTAGCATCCAAACCTTGAACAGAATTGTCTACATAGTTTTTAGTTGCAGCGTCTTGTGCGCTTGTTGGGTCACCAAGGCCTGTAATCTTGCTTGTACCCATCGCAATAGCACCGGACATAGTGCCACCAGCAAGGTTAAGTTTTAATGCGTCATTGGTGTCTACATAACTTTTAGTTGCTGCGTCAGAAGGATTAACTGGAGTAGCTAGACCTGTAATAGTGCCTACCGTGCCAGATGACATATCTAACGTGCCATCAATCGTTACGTTATTGAATGTTGATGTGCCAGATACTGCTGTGACGTTACCCGTTACATTGCCAGTTAAGTTACCTGTAACATTACCCGTTACGTTGCCTGCTACTGCGCCTGTTACGTTACCTGTAACGTTACCCGTTACATTACCTGTTAAACCACCTACAAAGCCTGTTGTGGCTGTTATAGTTGTGCCTCGTACAGTTTGTGCTGTGGTATTACCGATTACTGTGTTATTAACAACACCACCGCCTACCGTAGCATTAGTGCCTAAGTTAGCAGTAGATGTCATGGTGACAGCACCGTTAAAGTTAGCTGCACCGTTATATGTGTGCGTTCCGGTTGTTGTAGTAGTGCCAGCAACAGTTAAGTTACCGCCTACAGTAAAGTCGCTGCCGTCTGAACCGTCTTGCTGATTCTTTAATTGTGACATTAACTCACGGAAGGAGTTATTCACGTTTGAAGGTAGCATCCCCTCGCCAATGTTTATACCGTCAATATCGGTATTATTGGCTGGGGTAGAACTAAACTCGCTTATCTTGGTTTTTGCCATAATTATTCCTCGTTATTATACTGTCCGCCTAATAGACCCATGTAAGGCACGTATGGATTTACTAGTTTGTTGTATTTTGGTTTGACATATCTTTGTTGAAATGGAGAAGATTCCATTAAATATCTGCTTCCAACACGAGCAGCAGGAAATGCGCTTGTTAAAGGAACTCCAGTTAAAGCATCAATACCAAGTCCAACTCCTGATGCAAAAACATCTGGCAATGTAAACGCAGTTGGTTCGTATGGTATAGGTTTATTTACACGAGGAAACTCTTTGGCAAATTTTCCTGCTAAAGCTAATTCACCTGTTACTGGTGCGCCTTTATCAATAGCTTTACCAATTTTACGATAATCAATTAAATTCTCACCTAATGTTGCTTTTTCTACTGTATATACTTTTGCTATATTACGTCTTGCTTCATTTAATGCTTTTAACAAATCTGGTTGATTAGCTGATTTAGCTAAAGATTCAAGTTGTTTTTCTAATTGGACAACAAGTTTCTCAGACGATTGTGCTTGTTTCCTCAATTCAGTAGGATTGTTTGCTGTTCCAGAATTATATGCTTTCCATGCTGCACGAGAATCATCTCTAGCCATTTTAAGTTCATCAACAATTTGTGCGCCATTTTTCATAACAGGCGTTGTTGATACTTTACCAGTAGCTAAAGATTTAGTTGATGTCGTTCCAATTTGACCTTCTGGTAGTTGTGATGCTAATCTGTATGGCTCTGCATAAGAATCTCTTAATGCAGAAAATGTATCATCATTTAATGGTGCAGATTCAGGTAATCCTAAATACTTACGTGTTAAATTATTAGCAGTATTTTGATTTTTAGATGAAGCAAGTTCTTCAGATTTAAATTTGCCAGATAATGTTTCAAGTGTTTTTGCAACTTTACCAGCACCAACATCACTAGGCAAAGCTATATATCCAGCTTTTTGTGCAGAATTTAATAGCTTATCTTTTGATACATTTTGTAATTGTTCTTTTGATAATCCAATAGATTTTGGAGCAACTAAAGCGCCACCAGCAAAACCACCACCTAATCCAGCAAGCATTTGTGCTACTTCACCCCCACCTGCTTCTCTAGTCAAGCCACTAGCACCGCCAGCACCAACAGACCCAGAAAGTTGTGTAAGAGCATTATCAGATAAAGATGTGGCAACATTACGGCCAATGTTACTTGTTGGAGTTAATCCACCTGCTAACCTCATCATTCCACCAGTACCAGACACAGCACGACTTACATCACCAACAACTCGTTCCGTTCCAGTTTCTGGTTGTGGTAAACCTAATACATCAGCAATAGAGCCGCCTAATGAAACAGGTTGTAATTGTCTATCTTTTGGCATAGCAAGATTAATTGCTCCACGAATAGGCGCTTGTGCTAAATCAACAATAGAACCAAGTCCTTCTAATCCATAACGACCAGTTAAACCTAACTGACGTTTAAATTCTTCACCAGTTGTTCTAGCTGGAGGCAATGATTTAATCTCATTAGCAAACATTTGTGCAGCTTCAGTATCTCCTGCTTCATGGGCAGCAACTAAAGCATTTTCTAATTGTTGTCTATCAGCCATTATTGATTTACTCCATATTGATTCAATATGTCTTGTTTGCTACGTTTTGGCATTGGTGCATTTTTTGGCAATATACCTCCACTTGGATTTGCAGTTCTTTTATTAATGTCTTCTAATGTTTGTAGAGCCGCCAATTTAGTATTTGCAGGTATCTTTGGATTACCAACTTGCGCTGCAGCTTCTTTATATAAAATTAAATCTAAAACACCTTGTGGACCTTCAAGTCTTGGCATATTAAGTATTAATTGAGCCTCAATTGCTTTAAGACTTGCAATTTTTTGTGCGCCTGTTGTAGATTCACCAAATGTTGCCGCTGCTTCATCTGCAAGATTACCTAATTTACTGCCAGTAGCTTGAGGGATTAATTTTTTAGCTTCATTTAATAATGTTGGTATTGTTGCAGCTTTAGTTGCTTTATCTTTTATTTTTTCTTGCGCTGGCGTAGATGCTGGTTCATAAACAGTTGGCTTTCCTGTTGCTGCATCAATTGATGGCATACCAGGCTTATTAGGTACATAAATTGCCTTACCGTTTATATCTGTTTGTATTGAATATGAAGGTTCAGAAGTTTTTTGTGGCGCATCCATTGACCCTTTACCAATAACTTTTTCACTACCATCTGGCTGTACTTGCATTGTATACTCTGTTCTACCCTGTTGAACTTTATATGTTGGTAATGCTTTTACTTCTTTCTCACCAGTAAACGCAACAGTCGGTGTTCCAGTAACATCAATTAATTGATTCCCAACTTGTTGATATTTTTTGTCTGGAGGAATTAATTTTTTTTCAGCTAATTTCATACCTAATTCAGGCATAGCATCAACTGCGGCACGTTGGTCTTCAGGCAATGTAGATACAAATTGCTGCATATATGCTTTACGCTGTGCGTCTTCTTTCTTTTTACGTTGCATTTCTTCTAACTTAGCACGTGTGCCTATGCCTTCTATGCCACTTTGTATGCCTTGTTGATAACCTTGCATACCAGCCATACCAGCTTTACCTAGTATCTCGCCAATGCCTACTGGAGTTTGTGAATAACCGCCTTGCGCCAAAGCAGATAGACCAAATTGCATTAAAGCATTTTGTTGTGCGTTAGCTTTAAGTCTGCGTAATTGTTCATCATCAAGCAAGCCTGATAGATAATCTGGAGTCTGACCACCGCTAAAGAAATCTGAAATTGCCATACTTAACTCCTAACCTAAAAGACCAGCAAGACCGCCTAAACCAGCACCAATTAAAGCACCTGTACCACCGCCTAATGAACCACCAATACCAGCACCGCCAGCAACGCCTGATAAAGGATTTCTATATACTTGTGAAGTAGTTTGTGAACCTCGTGGTGAGCCAGTAACGTAACCCATGTATGTATCTAATGCGTTTTGCGGTGCATTTTGTGTTGCGTTCCAGCGATTTAACGCATCTTGTAATGCTAGTTGTGAGTAACCTTCGTAACCTTGACCAGCTTGTGCTAGTTGGTTAATGTCATAGTAATCTTGTTGTGCTAGTGATGGTGCATTTTGTGCTGCTTGTTGTTGCATACTGCGTTCTGCGCCATAGTTTTGATACGCTAGATTGCCGGCTGTGTTAGCTAGTGAGTTCGCAAGTGTTTGACCTGCGCCACCTAATGCTGTGTTCATTGCGCCAGAACCATAACGACCTGCTTGTGATGCGTTAGACAATGCTGAATTTACAGATTGATTATACGCGTTTGTAGCCTGTTCTGCTGCACCTTTAAATGCACCGCCAAAGAATGGGTTGCCAGCTAGGTAATCACCGCTAATTGTATTTAATTGTTGTTGTTGTGCTGTAGGATTAAGCATATTACCTTGCATAGCACGATTACGTTGCGCTAACAAAGCAGCTTGTGTTGGGTCTGATGCGCCTACATAAGTTTGACCAGGATAATACGCTGGATTAATTAAGTTGCCTTGTGCATCAACTGCTGTCTGCTGATTATATAAACTCGTAGCATTATTTAGCCCTTGCTTGACAAAAGGCTGTAGCATTGGGTCAATTGACTGTACTTGTGTGACGTTTTGTGGTTTTGAACTCATAATCTTAATCCTCTAATCTTAATTCCCATTGTCTAGGTGTAAATCCTAATTTTCTTGCTAGTTTATCCCATCCAAGACGATGAGAACCAAATGTAATACTCTTTGCGTTTCCCTGCTTGGCTATACCTTTAATAATATCAAAGCACTCCGCTACTACTTCATAACTTTGCGGTTCTTTGCCCCATACTGCCCAAACAAACAAATTATCACCTTCTGGTGTTAGTACAGTAAAACCTGCAGGCTTTTCACCATCTAGGAACACCCATAGCATTGATTTCTGAAGCCATAGAGCCACAAAAACTTCTTCTTGGATGTAATCCTCAGGCGATTTATTTAAAACAGCCTGTAGACCTTCCTTTGCAAATGCCCACCATTCTCTTAACTCGTTTGGCGGTATAAATTTAGCTTCCATTATCCGACTATAACGTATTTATAAGTTTTATCTGCCGTGCTATTTGCATAATGTGATATGACAGCACTACCTCTAGTCTGACTACTTATGTACACGTTTGAAATAGAATCAACAGAAATATACTGCAAAGTTAAAATTACGGCAGGGATAGCTGGTCTTGGTATACCTGTGTCAGCAGGATAATGTTCTAATCCGACTAATGTGCTAGATGTTGTGCCTGCAATTTCAACGTAGTCACCAGCAGCCATGTCAAGAAATGTATTTACAGTACCAACAACGTGTCCCCACTCTGTAGCGTTTTTTCTTATTGGTATATCAAAGCGGCTTGCACTTCTTGGTACATCTACGCCATTTACTCTAAACCAAATATCAGCATACTGCACGGCATTGTCTTTGTTGACCAATTGCAAAGAAAATTGCACGTTATACATACCAGCGTTTCTAACGTAAATACGTGATGTGTTTACTGTGTCACGATATACGCCATTTGATTCTTCTGTTGTGTCATAAATAACTACGGCAGTAGCACCTACACTTGGTGCTGTTTGGTCTGTGTTATTCGTAAAGCATCCGTAAGGTGCTGAGTCATTTTGCGATGCTGATGAATCAGGTGTCAACAGAATGACAGATTCGTAGCCAATACGTTCGTTGTATAGCGTTGTAGACGTTGCATTGCCTGTGGCTAATGTAATCGTGCCTGTATTATTGGTCTTGCCATCCATTATACCACGGACAACCTCGGCAACTTGCCGTTGGTCTGCACCGCCCTGTGGTAATGTGATGAATTGAACCATTATCTATTGCCCTGTGTTGCTGCTTCAATGTCCATGCCTACTGCTGCTGTCCAATCGCCTGTAGGTAATAGCTTAATACGATGAAATCTGCCGGCAGAACGAACTGGGCAACGACCATCAGCATTTTGTACGCTTGTTGCGCTGTAATTAATGTCATCGTTAAGACCTCTACGTGAGGCTATCTGTGCATCGCATGAACCTTGGTCTACTATTGGTTTAATTACGCCAACCATAGAGTTTTGTGATAACTCAATATCACCTGTAGCAATTTCAGCGCCAGTATTGCCACCAGTAAAGGTAATTATACTATTACCACGTATACCAGCCAATGTAGCTTTACCACCAACCCAAACGCGTGAGTCAAATGAGGTAGTAATTGTATCTACTGTACCAAATACGTCTAATGCGTCTAGCGTCAATGCAGGTGTTGTCGCTGTTGATAGGTAATCTGCGTCAGTAATAGCGTAAGACCAGCGTTTTACTTGCCAATTGTATATCAATAATGAACTATTTTGATTGTTATCACGGTATTCCCATATTACTAGTTTGCGTAATGGGTCAATAGTTGCACTCATTTGAGATAAAGCTGCTTGGTCTGCGTCATCTAAGAAGAATCGGTCTACTTTTTCAGCACCAATTGGTTCTAATGCTTGACCATTACATGAGTAAAAGCCATTATCAGATAAGAAGAATGTTGTACTGCCATATTGTGCTACAGACCCAGGTTCAATACAACCTAAACCACGGGAAATAATGTCAAACTGGAAGAAGTATGGTGAACCTGAGTAAGTCATACGTGCAATGGCACGTTCCATTAACACTAGACCAAATTCACCACCAGTTAAGCCAGTAATGTTGCCACCGTCTGACATCTCTTGGTAATCTGATTGGCTTGTAGGGCCTGATACCCAGTCTGTTTCATCGTTTAAATCAGACCATTGCACTTTGCTTGGATTTGTACCAGAACCAATGTTAGCACATACAACAAAGTCACGAACAACCGTAACGAACTTAGCTATAGGTGCGCTTGCAGATAAGTCAGCAAATAAAGTAGATGATGTTAAGTTCCATGCTTGTAATACGTTTTCATTATTGGCTGCAATAACAATGTCACCAAATTGAGCAAATTCCCAGCCATCAGTTGATGTGTAACTGCCTGCTTTAGATACGTCAGCCATAGCAGTAGTTAAGTCATTAAACTTAAATAGCTTAGTAGCACCGCCAGCAAATAACACCAATGTATTACCGTAAACGCCAGCAAATGAACTCAATAGAGGTTGTGATGCGGCAGAAGAATAAACTGCTGCTGATGGGAATGGGCCATAGCCCACTTGTTGTGGTACTACATTAGTTGCAGTTGTCAAACTACCAGAGATACCTGGTTGGTCTGGTGTCCACTCGCCTAAGTTTATTCTTTGCATACTACCTCGCAGCTATTGTTATTGCTAATGGTGAACCTGCGTTCTCAGAACTGTCATCGCTTGCTGTTACTGCTGCAATAGCCCTGTCATACAATGCAGCCCATGTAGCTACACGTGCATCGTTCATTAAGTAGGGTTCTGCTTCAGCTAGTGCTGCGTATAGTAATGCGTCTGGGCAGTTTACTAGCCATACGTTAGATGTAACTGCATTACTCAATGCTGGTGGTTTAGCATAGTAAAGTATTTGCAATACATAAGCTGTATCAGGTATTGGTGAGAATACAAACTGTGCGCCTACTGTCGTGTAGAACTTAGGTAATGCAGTAATGTATGAGTCTGTGTTCCTAAACAAGTTAGATGGTGACTCATACTTTAATGTGTAAACTGGCGAACCAATAATATGAATATCCCGTATAGACAAGAAGTCAGCAGGGATGGTTACGTTTGGTGAATCAGCCGTCATTGTGATTGTTGTGTATGTCAGCATTTGACGAATACGCAAGTCACGGTTTAACCTTGTTTCAGCTAGTGAAATGAAGTCCTGTATTTGGCTTGTTAAGTCGCTACGTGCAAGATAGTCTGCAACCGTAGATTGTAACTCTGCGTATGTTGTAAATGCCATTTATATTCTTCCTGGTCTGGTTCTAAATACTTGGTTATCAGGATTATTTAAAAATTCTTTAAATCGCTTGTGGTCTATAATCGTAAATCCACGAGTGATGCCTTTTTTCTCAAGGTCTTGAAATACTGTTAGCGGTATAGATGCAACCTTGTTACCTACTGCATCATCACTCCACCTTGCCCTAGAATCTGTTTCATTGTACTGAGCCTTATTAAACTCAATGATTCCAGTAATGTCTTGCGTTTGTTTGACAATGACATCTGAGCCATTATCAAGAAATTCTGTTTTCTTACCATTTTCGTATAGTATGTTTGCCATTTATATTTCCAATAAAACTCCCCATGAGTCAACACAGGGAGTTTATTTTCTACTAGGTTAAGTCAGCAATGATACCGTGTGCTGCTTGGTTGTTTACTTGCAATGTATACTCAACTAAAAGTTGTGTATTGGTTGCATCACCTGTGATTGCCAATTCGTTAGTTTGGAATGGGCGTAGGTAAGCAACTGAAGCCATCTCTGTATCAATCAAGAAAGCGCAATCATCGTTATCGCTGTTAGGAATGAAACGGTCTGGTACGATTTGGATAATACCAAAGTCAGACACGTATACATCCGCAGCGTTTACGATTTGTGCTTGTTGGTTAGCAGGAACATCACGGTAACGAGTAGCGATACCAGTAAATGTTGATGCAACAACTTTTTGTGCTGGAGTTACGAACAACATTGTTGGTGAACCACCGTTAGTAAATGCAGATTGCATTACTGTGTTCAATAGTGTTGCTGTAAATGCACGGTCAGTACCTGTTACACGAGCAGTAGTACCTAATGAACCAGCAACACCATCAGTACCGCCAGAGTAATTAGAACTTAACCATGCTTGTAAACCGCCCAATGTACGAGCAGTAGATGAACCGTTACCATCAGCAGCTACGTTGTTTGACAACAATGTTGCTTCCATGTCACGTTTTAGTTCGCTAGAGGCTTTAGCCAATTGATAGGCTTTCTCTGAACGACGGCCTGCTTTGTTTACAGTTTCCAAAGTACCAGATACAGCAATGGTTTTTTGTGAAATCTGTGCGCGGTTGCCTAAACGTACGGATGGAGTGATAGTTGCTGAAGTAGCAGCAGCACCCTCAATCGCAGCGTTAGTTGTTACAGCAGCAGCTAGTGTATCTGTTTGCCATTCGTGTAAACGAGCAGTAGCAGATGTTTTACCGATAGATGACATGAATGGTGTTTCTGTTGGGGCGATGTTATAGATAACATCCATTAAGTCTTCACGTTGGCCAATGGCCGTATAGGTTTGATAGGTTGGCATTTCTTATTCCTTTATAAAAATTTCTCAAATAATGCAGCAGCATCTTTAACTCTACCAGTTGATTTCAACTTGTTGAATTGGCGCTTCTGCGATTCTGTTGTACTTGTTTTATTAGTTGATGTTCCTGACTTAATCATCTTAGGTGCAGATTGCACTTTCTTAGATACGCCTGGTTTAGACTCAACTAACTTTTGGTATTGCATTGCATCGTACAGAGCCTTAACAGTTCGTGCATCATAAACTGCACCAATCTCTGCGTCTGTGTACCCAATGCTTTTAGCATAGGCACGTAACTCTTGCCGCAATGTAGCACCTTTCTTTGCGTCTGAGTAATCAGGAATTAACTCTGTGACCTTTTCTGCTTCCGCAGCAACTTGTCTGCGTTGATGTTCGGACATTTCCGCTTGTTGCTGTTGGGCAATGCGTTGACGTTCGTACTCAATTGCGTTCATTTGCTTTTCACGCCTAGTCATATCAGCAACTTTAACAGCGTAGCCAATCGGGTCATTTTCCTGTAGATAATCTAAATCATCTTCCGGTTGTTGAGCCTGTAGCATTTGCTGCATTGCTTGTAATCGTTGTGCGTATTCGTTGCGTAGCTGTTTAGCCTCTTGTATAGCCGCAGCTTCAGTTTCTAACGCTTTGCGTTGTTCGCTTACTTGCTGTGACTTCTTGGTGTAATCTGCGCCTTGCTGTGCTAACTTAATAAGTTCACGTTGGGTTATCTCACGTTCCTCACCAGCCATCTTAATACGGTAAGTAGGTTCTGATTCCTGTTCCTCATCTTCGTCTTCACTATCAAGTTCTTCAGAGGCTTCTAGTTCTTCCTCGTCTGATTCGCCTTCCTCAATTTCGTCTGATTCTTGTTCAGCTTCATTTTGCCCTTCTGGGTTTTCCGCTTCTTCCATCATGTCAAAAAATTGGCTTGCTGCTTCTTGCACCGTGCCATTCCCAGTAGCTGGGGTCATGGTATTTTCCATTGTTTACTTCCTATATTCAGATACGCCCTGACTGCGTTTGGTAAAAAGTTACCAAATCTTCCATCGCTTATCACGAATTTCGCTTGATGCTGCGATTGATTCTATATGCGATTTAATCTCTTTCAATGTGGCTAGCTTTACATACGCTAATTCACGACCACTTATATCTTCTTCATTTGAGTTTGCAAACCGTGATAGCTGCAAGTCCTCTAGTTCTTGAAATACTGTCTTAAAAAACTCGTTTCCAAGTAACAACTGTGCTTCTTGTGTTCTGTTCATGTTATGCCGGTGTTATTGATGTTGGTGTAGGCATTGTAAGCGATGTTGGTCTAGCTTGTGCAGATGTACCTAGTAAACCCATTAATTCTGGTGGCACGTTTATGTTGTTTAAGTAATCGTAACCTAAGTATTGACCTGCGCCTACGCCTTGACGGTTAAACAAGTTGTTATAGTTCTGTGTAAAACTTGGTACTTTATTCGTTGGCATCATTACATTGTTTATTAATGGTGCTGTATATACAGTATTGTCTGTTTTTGGCTCAGGAGTAACTGCTTTTACAATCTCTGGAACAACTGCACCGGCAGCTAAGATTGTGCCACCAACACCTAACGTATTAACAACATTTGAACCTGCATTTATTATTGTATCAAGTAGTCCGTTAGGAGTAACTGATGGTGTTACAACTCTTGGTGTGCCATCTGTGTAATAGTCACTATTGCTTAAATCTATTTGTTTAAATGTGCCATCAGGATTTACTCCAGGGATACCATTATCAATAGCCTTGCCACCGGTAAAGTTTTCTACCATTGTTTGGTCATTAGACCAATTATCTAATTTAAACCTATCTAAAGCATTATCAATATATGATGTATTTGTAGCGCCACCTATTCGTTTTGTGCCATCTGTATAATAATCAGAATTAGCCAAGTCTATTGTTTTAAGTGTGCCATCAGCATTAAAGCTGTTTAAATAATCGTTTACGGTAGTATTGGCAAGATTATTTGCATTAGTAAATCCACCATTGGCAACTGAAGCGTCTGAGCCAAAATTTATACTAGCTTGGCTTTCACCACCACCAACTAACCCACCACCGCCACCATCAACACCACTAGCTGAACCAGCAGCAGAGTTAGCAAAAGCAGCAGCGTCTTGTCCTGCTTGAGTAAATGATGAAAGGTTACCAGTACCTACTTGACCTAATAAATTGTCATAACCACCAGCAGCTTGTGCGGCAGCCCTGACTTCACCTAAAGTAAAGCCACCAAGCGCACCTAATAGCCCACCTCTAATTATGTTGCTACCTGATAGAGCAGCACCTGTAACACCTGCAGCAGCACCAGCTACTGTATTTCCTAATGCACCAGTAAAACCGGTTAATGGGCCAGTTGCTAACCCAGCACCAGCAGACATACCAGCAATAACCAATGCTTTAATTGGATTAAAGCCTTCTATGTGTGTGTAATCTGTGCTATCAATACCACCGTATGTGAATGTGCCATCTGGTTGCTGTATATAATTGCTTACGACTGATACATAGTTGCGTTTGGAGTTATCTGTAGATACTTCAGCAAACACTTTATTCATTATTGGATTGCCGTTTGCGTCTTTTAGGCCAGAATCAACTACTCTGCCTGTATCAAATAAAGGCTTTTGTGTGCCGTAACGGTCAGCACCACTAGCATCATAAACATAATGGTTGTCATTGACATCAGTAACTACATTGGCTTTACCACCAATAACAACATCGTTATTTAAAACTAAACCTAATGCCCTAGCACTAGCTTTACTCATGCCAGTTGCATCTATAAAGCCACTTTGGTCACCACCTTTTGCAGCAACTTCTGGAGATACTGTATAACCAGTAGTTATGCCAGTATTATCTTTAGTTGCAATAATTGAGCCATTATCTAATGCTTGATAAATAGCGTATGTATTTATGCCAGATGTTGTATTGCCACTACGTAAAAATGGTTGCGTGATACCTTTTAATAATTGGAACTCAGCTACAGCATCGTTAGCAGACTGGATGTTTGCTTGTACTTTAGGAGTTAAAACTGGGTCATCAAGCGTAAGCAATGATTTTGGTGTTGCTGTTGGCGTTGTAACGCCATTAACTACATTATTTACAAACGTATTAGTTGCTGCATCACGCACGCCATATTGCAACATTGGTTCTGCAAGTAACCCTTTATATTGAGTTAACTCTTCCGTGTTAGCTTTTTTCTCTGTTGCAAGTATTGCTTTAATTTCTTTAGCAGGCAATCCTGCTTCAGTCAATGATTGCTTTAACTCTGATTCTTCAATCTTTTGTGATGTACGTAATGCAGTTGCTTGTACTTGTTCAGCTTTCTTAATCTGTGTGTTTACAGCACTAACAGCACTTGATACAGAAGTTAATGGTTTAGATAGTTTGCCGTCATAAGTACCAACGTAATACTCAACTTTGCCTTTAGCATTAGTAAGTTTAACTACTTCACCTGGTGACAATGCAGCAGGTTTAGCATCTACTGTAACAGCAGTTAATGTTTTAACTTTGTCAGTAACTGCTTTAGTTTGTGCAGCAGCAGCTTTTTGGGCTGGAGTTAATTGACCAATAGAACTCATGCTTGAACCGCCAATAGCAGAACTAGTTAATCCAGTTATTGTTGCCATACTATTCCCTCAACTGTGCTAATAGATTAGATAATTCAGCTTTAGCTATCTCAACATCTGTGATGTCGTTTAGACTTTGGCTTACCATTTCTAACTCTGCTACAACTTGTTTGCGTTCTTCTAATGATTGCTTACGGTCAGCCATTGCTTCGTCTTGCACAAGTTTAACTCGTTGCATCTCAATCTCTAGTGCTGCTTTTTCTTCTTGCATTGACAACTCAGCTTGCTTCATAGCGATGTCAGCCATTGCCTGTTCACGGTCACTTTGTAGTTTCTCTGACGCTAGTTGTATCTGTGCTTGTTGTTTAGCTTGTTCTGCTTGCATCTTAGCTTGTGCTGTCTGTGCTTGTAGTTGCGCTTTCATTTTCTCAACTTCAGCAAAGATAGCTGTTGGGTCTGATTGACCTTGTGCTGCCTGTGCTGCTTGTTGCTGGATGCCTTGTTCAACTTCAGGTGTAACCTCGTTCAAGAATGAAGTCGTGTCTTTAAAGCCAGCCATCTCAATCATGCGACCAAGTGTCTTACGGTATTGGGTAACGGAAACAAGTGGATTGGTTGGCCCATATTGCTGAATGATTTGTTCTTGTTTGGCAAGTATCATTTGTAGCATGGCTATTTGTTCTTGTCTATTACCGTTACCCAAACCTACGTTAATAGTTACGTTGTATTCTGTATCCCATTCGCGTGGGTCAAACTGTACGTAGCTATTGTGAATTCGTGCTGTCTGTACTGAATTTTGGTATTTGCACATTAAATGCAAGATACCTTTAAACAATGATTTAACACCTGTTTCAGCAAATATACGTGCTATTAGTTCTAGCTTGCCGGTTGATTGCTGTGTCATTGCCGCTACTGCTGTGGCTGATACGTTCTGCAATACATTTGGGTCTAAGCCTTGTTGCATGTCGCTAACGCCAGTACGTTTAGCTTGTACGCCATCCAAGTATTCCATCATAGGGAATGATTGTGATGCTGTAGATTGAACAGTCATAGGCACAATAGCACCTGCGTTCTTAATACGTACTACACCGCCAGCAGTTGATGTTAGCAAGTCATCTAGGTTTACTTGGCCTTCTACTGCACCAACACGGTAGTTGTTAGTTAGGTACAAGTTGTCTAGCATTTGACGCATGATTGTAGACTTGATTAGTTGCAAGTCCATCGTGCGGTCAGATAATGATTGACCAAAGAATTTATGTGGGATTGGGAATGGGCATACAGAGTGGAAAGGCACATAGTCACAGTCTTCGTCATCCAAGATTGTGTTGTTTGCGTACATAACTCTGCGTAACTCAAGCAAGCCAGACTTGTTCATGTCTACTTTGATGTAGCACTCAAATATTTCAACTTCTTGCATTGCGTCATCTACGTCTACAATGTCCTGTGGTATCTCGCCTTGTGAGTAACGTGCCAATATCTCTGGACTGTATGTTAGGCGGTCACCTACTGGGATGTTCATTACAACGTCTTTGTCGTAACCCATAGCAATCAATTCACCACGGGCAATACGTTTACGGTGTGCTACAAACTGTGCGTCTTGGATAGACCTTGCACGTTTATCAATCAGGAATTCTTCAGGTGGTACGTTCTCTACAACAATCTTGGACTTGTCTTTAGTACGTTTAATTTTGACGTTGTGCGTAGTAACCATAGGCATACCTTCACGCATATCTGTCAATGTTTCTTGTTCTAGTATCTCAAACTCATCATTCATCATTAGCATGGTGAGTTCATCATCAGTCAAACCTTCGTAGGTTTCTTTTGTGATGTCTTTCTCTTCAGACCAGTAAGCCTTAACCACACCGACTTTCTGCATCAAGGCATCCTTGAACCAGTTGTGCATGATTAAGAAGCCATCGTTCTGCTTGTAGAATACCCAGTTGGCTACATCAGACGCTTGGTCAGCGAACTCATCGCCACCATCTTTAGTAGCCTCAAAACGCACAGCGTCTTCGCTAGACGTGAAAACACGGATTAGTTGAGGTAATGCACCGTCTACTGCTTCAGCGACTTCCCCAGTAACTATTGATGACTTACCTTCTACCTCGTTGCCATAAGGCTTACGTAGGTAAAAGTCCATAGAGGTGGCACGGTCTTCAACGGTTTCTGTTTCCAAGTAACCGATGGAGTTGTCAATCTCTGTGGAGATAATCGTCTTTAGTTCTAATTCATCCATATTTACACTACCCATTTAGTATTTACGTTAAGTGGCTGAGTCCATGACGAATCAGGTTCGTTTAAGCCTACTGCTAAATATCTGAAAGCATCTGATCCGTGTGACGCAAAGTCGTGTAATGGTGTGTCAAAGAACACGTTACGCTTTTCATCATACACTCGTCTATAGTTTCTTAGACAGTCAATGCCTTGCTTTGTTGTTTCTTTATTAAACCAGCATCTAGGTAATAAACGCCTAACTGATTGTATCCCATCTGCTACTGATAGTTTAGGTGCTATGATTATCTCAAGCCCTGACTCCATCAACATCTCTTTACGTGACCTACCAGTTCCTAGTTCTCTTACTTCAACGTCATGTGGCAATATGTGTGTGGCCTTGTGCCAGTTGTTATCACGTAGCCAGTTTACATACCACTCTAGCGATTGACTGTGATTCTCTACGTAGTCCACTAGCCTTACTTCTTTACCTACTACTTGTGCCACCCAAATGCTGGTGCTATCAGACATACCTAAATCCCAAGCAGTAAACGTATTGCTTAAGTCATCTCTAGGCACTACACCAATGCGATTAGCTTCTTCAGCCTCGTTCATTAGCTTGCCGTAGTAACTACCTTCTACCGGTGAATCAAAGCTACACTCAAACTCTTGAATGTATTTGTCTTCACCCATCTCGTTCTTGGCTGATGACAATTCTTGTGCATCTATTAAACCTGTTTGACTTGCCTTGAACTCTAGCAGCTTCCAACCCTCTGCTGTTTCGGCTCTATCTCTAAACTCTTTAAAATGGTTGTTGCCTTTTGGTGTGCCTATAAATAAGCAGTAACCTTTTCTATCCGCTAAAGCTGGCCTGATAATCTCATTCCATATCTTTGGGTTTTGGTCACCAATCTCATCTAGCACTACGCCATCAAAATACTGGCCTCGTAAGCTGTCACCATTCTCACTACCATACAGGCTGATACGTCTGCCCATAAAGTCTACTCGTAACTCAGCGATGTTTACTGTTGCACCTAATGGTCTTGTGAACTCTACTAGGTAATCAAATGCGACTCGCTTGGCTTGAGAGTACGTTGGGGCAATGTAAGAGTAACGTGGGTTTGCCTGCTTATTATTTAACGCACTATGTATAAGCTGGTTTATAGCTGCTACCGTCTTACCCATCCTCCGGTGCGCTACACATACTACAAACCGATTATCCCTTACTGCCCTGTGTATTTCATTCTGTGGGTCACGTGGCTGATACCCTGTGCTAACTGTTGTCATCTATGCCTGTTATTACATTAATGACTAAATCTTTACCATCAGCACCGCTTAACTCTGTTGTTGCTACTGACTTGCCATCAAGTCTATCGCCTAATTCTCTTATAGCAGCTATGTCACCCTCTTGTGCTTTTAGTATTAAAGCCTCTGCTACTCTGCGTAATGTTTCACCATCGCCTTGTACTACAACTCGCTTAATTGTTTCAGCCCACAAACGATTGTTTTTACTAGAGTTTTGGTTGCCTAATGGCGCACCTGCACCTCTTGGGTTTGTTTCTGTTATTTCTGCCATGTTTATGTGACTCCATAATGGGTGGTCACCCTGTTGTTAATGTTAGTTGTAATCTTTAAATGCTGATTGACCTAATGATTTTTTTCTCAAGTATTCATTATATGCGTTACGTTTTAATTGTTCAGCTTCAGGACTTCTTTCAGATAACAAGCCAGCTTCTAAGTTTTGTAAATTGCGAATCATTGGTGATGTCATGTTTTCTGTGACCATAGGATAAAATGGTTCAGAAGGTGTATTGCCACCTAATGAGTATTCTGTAATAGAACCACCTTGTAGCGATGGTATTTCACCCATCCAACCTGTAGTCTTAGGCATCATTTGCCCACCATAACTGCCATTAGATAACATAAATGCACGTAAGCCATATGGCGCAGGATAATTAGACGCTTGTAATCCACCAGAACTAGCTGGTTGCTTTGTCATTACTTTTTTAACGTAATCATCCCAAGTTGTCATAGTGTTACCAATGATGTATTGCGTTTATAACGAGTGTTAAGTTAGCTATTACAGCTAATAGTATTATTGCCCAATGGTCGTTCATTCTTGATTATTTTTTGCCTTTAGCAAATTTAGCCATTTCCGCATCAATAGTTTTATATGTTTCTTGTGTCTTTGTAGGTTTGACCGTACGGAACTTGCCACCTGACCAGAGTTTGTCCATCTTTTCAGCAATTTTGTTCATGTCACGCATTATTTTTTGCCTTTCTTCTTAGCTACACCAGCTTCAGATAAAGCAATAGCAATAGCCTGTTTAGGATTCTTAACGACCTTGCCACCTTTGCCTGAATGTAACTCTTTGTCTTTATACTCGCCCATTACTTTGCCAATCTTTGCTGCAATCTTATCCATATTACGCATAATTAATCCTCCATCTCAAATTCTTTTTCTTCCCATACAGAACATAGACGAGAGTTATGACAAATAAAGTCTAGCTTATGACAGTAGCCACGCTGTGCTTGACCATCGTATAAGTCGTATTTGTTTAATGGGATTTCTTCCATCATTTCAAACATGGATGGAGTATTTTCGTAGTATTCGCAGTTACCGCAGCGTTGACGTTTAGCTTCGTCTGGAGTGATTCGGAATGACTTGGCCATCTTTGACCAGTATTCTTTGTTAGGTAAGTCTGGGTTTAATGGCCCAAGAGAATAGTTCTTAATGGCATTTTCTGTGTTTGAGTCGTTCTCTTTAACAGATACGATACCTTCTTTAATGTCCAATAAGCCCATAACTATCCTTAAAAAGTAGGAGGCTCTCGCAACTAGACTGCCTCGGAGTCTACCCTACCACGTCTGGGGGGCTGTGATTGCTTTCTAGCGATGTACTGTCGCTAAAATAAAAAAGTAATGCAAAATCGCACTACTATAAATCTTTACGTGACTATATCATATCCTTTACTTTGCGTCAATATATCACCAATACGTGCTTTTGCTATATTAAAATAGTTTTCATCTAACTCAATGCCTATAAAATTGCGATTAAGATTTTTACAAGCAACGCCAGTTGTTCCGCTTCCCATTGTAAAATCTAATACAGTTTCGTTTTCTTGAGTGTAAGTTTTAATTAAGTATTCAAGCAATGCTACTGGCTTTTGTGTAGGATGTACGCTACCTTTTCTTATTTTATCAAACTGTATGATTGATGTTGGTTGTTTTGTTGTATAAATTTTTTTAAAAGTAACATTATTTTTACAAGCTGCAATAGGCGCTGTTTCGCTAAATTTATTTCCACCTTTTTTAATTGGCTTATCTCTTAATGTAACTTGTGCATTATAAATAGTTTTACCTGCACAAAATACAAGAATACATTCATGCTGACGCATTGGTTGATACCTTGCATAACTCATTCCGCTTGGTATTTTTTTATCCCATACCCAATCATATTTATAATTCTTGATGTTACTCATACGCAAAGCGCTGCTAAATGGCTCTTGACCAAACAAAACAATTGCACCATTTGGTTTAATAATGCGCTTTAACTCTGCCCACATAGGCTCAAAAGGTATAACGCTATCCCATTTGCAAGCAGTAGTGCCGTATGGTGGGTCTGCAATAATTGCATCTATGCTTCCATTAGGTATAGCCTTCATTACTTCTAAGCAATCACCTAATCTTAAATCAATCATGTTGTTCCTATTATTTAATGGTTTTTACTATATGTAGTCTGTAACAATCAGTTCATTATTACATACAAGCAATCTTGCTTATCACAGATTAAGGACTACTATCATGTGGACAACACCAGCAGCTACAGAAATGCGTTTTGGCTTTGAAGTTACTATGTACGTAATGAATAAATGATTTAACTAGCCAGTTAGGAGTTATCTTGACTGGCTAATCTTTTCAACTCAGCATTGGCATAGAATAAAATTTTTTTAATGCCTCGTATCTCGTCACAATGTGATGCCTGTCCATACCTGTAGCACTCCCTAAATATCTCACCTATCTGTGCGTTCATATTCTTTGCGCTAATTAAGTCTTGCAACTCACTAGCATTTTTAGGCAACTCATAGTAGCTTGCGCTTGAACCATCGCTAGTAACTCTCATTACCAATCCGCCGTTGACATTAAAGCACCGCTTACATAGTTCTTAGGTGACTTCATATTAGCCCTATCTATTGCACGTTGGTTCATGTATAGCTTGGTCAATTTATTGTCATCAAAGTTAATTACCCTTGCACCAGGTATTGTTGCTTCATTTTCACTAGCCTTGGTTTTGTATTTTCTTGGTGACACGTACTCTAATGCTTCTTCGTAACTCATTAGCTTGATTGTGACAAAGCTATAATACTTACGTGAACTGGTGTCGCTAATGACAATGCTTTTCAAATAGCCACGGGCCATTAAACTTTTAATTGTATTAGACGCAGTATTCTTATCAGCATCTAAATGTTGCTTCATGTCAGTCAAAGTCTTAGGCAATACACAAAACTCTAGGTAGACGTTATATCTAGCAACCATCTCTTTTGCTTGTCTGTCTAGCTTTGCTTCTTGTTTAGCGTATGAATCTGCTAACTTCTTATCTCTATATGCTTGTTCTGCTACTTTGGCTTCTTCTTGTGTCTTGTAATCACCGATATGAATTATTTGGCAATCTGAATCCCTAGCTGTTACTACCCATGCGTCTACTTTCTTACGAAAAACTATCATAATAAACTTCTCACTTTCTCTAATAATTCTATTTCTGTCCCGAATTGGGACTCAAATGCTAACCGACCTGCGTGGTAAGCTACTCCGTGTCCACCAGTCCGATGATGCGTTGGGCATAGTGGTATTGCGTTCTTATAATCGTTTCTCATTCCTAGGCCCATTCCTGTGCGTAGGTGGTGTATCTCTGCTGGCATACGACAAATAATGCAGCCAAGTTCTGCAACACGATTAAGGTATTCTTTCTCAGCTTTCGTCATTGAACACAAATCCAATGCTGCCAGCCCATATCTCAACGTGATTAAGCATTAGCAAATTCTCCTGCTATCTTATTTTGATAAAAACAATAACATTGATGAGCCAATTCAGGATTGTCAAAATAACCAAGATGTTTGTTTTTACCATCAATGTATATTTGCGCTTTCCATTTTTTATCTCTATCCCACCACGTTACACCTTTAAATCCTGATTTGCTCATACATTTTTTATTTGCAATATTTTGTGAATATGTAGCTTCTCGTAAATTTGAAAATCTATTATCTGCTCTATCCATATTTTTATGGTCAATAAGATTAACTGGCATTTCCCCTGTCATATATAACCAAGCTAATCTATGAGCATAATGTTGTTTTTTATCAATGCCAATTAATATATAACCGTTACCAGTTTTTCCACCTGCAATTTTATTATTTGAAATTCTGTGAAAAATGCCTGTTTCTGGATTGTATGTAAGAATTTGTTTTAATCTTGATTGTGTAATCATGTTTGTGTGTCCTCTAAGACGTTGATTTGAGTGTGTCAGCTATAAACTGTTAGAGCAATTTATACTTAGCGGCTCCCCGAACTGACAATGATATTGTATCATATATCTATAAATACAAATCCTATTGTAGATGCCCATATTTCAATATCATTTTGGAATTGAGCCATCTCTGCCGTAGACAGTTTGGTCGTACTCTTAATGACTTCAATTGTTTCGCCATTGACTACAGACTGGCTGCGTAAGAACTTCCAACCCATTAATTCATGGATTTTGTCAGGTGATTCGCCAATGTAATCGCCAATCGCGCCATACAGTTTCCATAACCGTGCGTTTTGTTCTAGGTTGCGTGTGTGTGATTTGACTGTTACGTTGGCTACATAACCGAGTGATAAATCTAATGCCTTAATCTTTTCAAATAGGTAAGGCAGATTGCTGCTACTAATGTTAAATGATTTAATTTCCATTTTTAAACATATCCTTTATTTTTTGTCTTGACTCCGTAGAAGTCTTAACTTTTACCGTGTCTATTTTGTCTTGCTTTATTTCACCAGTTATAACTCTAGTTCCGTCTGTTGCACGAAACTTACCTGTGAACCCAGCAGCCTTCATGCGCTTTATAAATTCATTACATGTAATCTCAGTCATATATTTTGTTTTCTTAATAAATTTTAAATTTCATTTCCCCACGAATCCCAATTTTCATATTTATTTCTAGCAAATAATTCTATTTTAGAAACATCACCAAATAATTCATTGATTCTATTTCTAATTTCATCAGGTTTTTTAGAATGATGCTGTCTTTCGCTTTCAATATAAGCACGAACATTGTGTTTTTTTAATAATTTTCTAGCATTTTTACCTTTTGTTGCCAACAAACATAATTCAACTCCACTTTTCATGGTATAAGCCCCCATAAAAGTAACTGGAGTGTTGTTTTTATTTCTTTTTGACCAACAAAATCCTACAGTTTTATATGTAAATCCCCAAGCATTTATTACTTCTATACATTTTTCCAAATGATAATCTGTTGTCCAAATCAATAAAATTGCATTTTCTTTTGCTATATTTTTAACAGGCAATAATTTTATGCTTTTAGAAGACATTACTGAGTAAGGTGGTCTTCTCATTCCTTTTACAGTAGTGCAATTAACATTTGCATCAGAATCGTTATAATAAGACCAAGGTGGGTCTGCATAAATTACATCATATTTTTTGTTTGGAAATAAAATCATAAATTATTAATTTTAGTCACTAAACACAGCCTTAACTAAAATATCCATGTAAGCAGGAATCGTAAACTTGCCAGACTCGTATTTAGCAATGCTATCCCTAGTCTTAAACAACTTAACTCCAAACTCTTTTTGTGATAAACCTGTTTTGCTGCGTAGTTCTTTTAACTCTGTGTGCGTCATATATAACCCTTTCTGTCGTTGATGGATTTATTATATATACGCTGTATAAAATATGCAACTAATCTTTAGCATTTCGTTTAGCTTTTTCTAGCGTGTCGTAATAACCAAGATTTTTGTTCATCTTGCTAAGACCATACTTAACTCCTGCAGGTGAGAAGTATTTGGCTATAGTCCATGCACCAGAACTTATGTGATACTTGTCTTGTTCAACCCACTTCATACATATCTCTCTTTTAGTTTAAGCACAGCATCATGTAACGTAACTTTGTGCTTTGGTATGTGCCATTGTTTTTCCCAACGGTATTTACTAACTATTGAGTTACCAAGGTCAATGTTGTCTTCGTCAGAGTTGTTGTTATGCGATGTCATAAACACAACAGAAACTTTACCTGCGTCTTGGCAAGCATCACAAAGTCTTTCTAATGCAAGTTGTTGACCAAATGGCATTGGCGCATCTAAGTATTTAGTTTCAATAAATATAAATAATTTATTCTTAAACTCCATAAAAGCATCAAAATCCATAGGCGATATTTTGTCAAAGTGCATATTGCTGAAGTTTACAAAACAACCTAAATGCTTACGATTGCGAATCATATTTATCCCCTAGAACTTTACGTGCTGCCTCTACTGAAGTATCTGGAAAGTTTTGTGGATTGCGTAGTATTCGTTTAGCCCAAGCATGGTAATCAGTCTTTGGCTTAATTCTTTCGTGAATAAACAAAGCTAGTTTATCAGCGTGTTTTTTATTGTCTTCATGACTAACTGGTGGTGGTAACGCTTGGTAGATAGGTTCTTTAGGTCTGCATAGTCCAGCGATGTCATGTGGCGTTGGTGGCTTGCTTGAACTGTCTACCCATTGGCTTACTGCTTTCTCTACTACGCTATACTCGTACTTAGATAGTAAATTCCACCAAGTAAGGATGGCTTCTTTTGTTAATGGTGGTTTGTTAGTAAGTTCCATTGCAACATTTAACATTCCCCAAAACTGCTTTTTATTGGAATCATTCATTTGCAATCCTTTCTTGTGTAGGTGTGGACTCTAGCCAATCATTAAATTGTGCGTCAGATACAAAACCATAACCTTTCATTGGTTTGTTTGGTCTGTCCTTAACCCAACTAGCATCTAAACTAACCCATCCTTTTTCACAGCAATATACAACAGCTTGTTCTGGTGTCCAATTAAGTTTACCTGCTTCACGTAATAATCCTTTCCAAACTAACTCTGTAATATCTACAGCATTTTTCTTTTTACGAACAGATATCCATTCATTTAATAACTTAGAATCAATTGGAGGAATAAATATCTCCTCTGTATCTTCTTTACTCTTTCTCTTACTCTTACTCTTCTCTGACGTAGCATCTTGATAGCACTCTGCTAGCGTGTCACTAGCACTAACAAAATATCCTTTTTCTATCAATGGCTTAATAGCTAATTGTATTTCTTTTTCAGTCATTCTAAATCTAAAAGCTAACTTTTCTGGTGTTGCATCAAACTCACCATCTTCTTCACATGATGCTAGCAACCAAAGACATGGTGCTATCGCCCTGCTAGCAATAGGTAATGACCACCAATCAAAATCATCTAAAATATCACGATGCAATTTAATCCAAGGTGGGCTGCGGTGTTTATAGTGCTGGAATTTTTCCCAATTTTTAGGCATTAGTTTCATTTGTTTACTCCATAAAAAAAGCCCTAGACAACACTCTCGCCTTTTTTAAGGGCGTTGGCGGACTGGCTAGTACCAGCAGAGTGTTGACTAAGGCTTACTAGTTGTTCACCGCCAAGTGATGGTGATACTTTAAACTAACTAAATTATTCTTGCAAGTAATTTATTATTGACGTTTTAGCGTCATCAAATCCATAGCAAACTATAGTCTTATAGTTCATGGCGTTAGCGGCAGCCATAAATTCTTTCTGTTTATCTGACACATTGCCTGTCTTGGCCTTCATCTCTATAAACATACCGTGCCATTCACCTTTAGCAGCCATTAAGAATAAGTCTGGTACGCCAGCCAATACTCCCTCTGCTTTTAACTTTACTGCCGTGACTATATGTCTAGCACCACCATTAGGTATAGCAAAAATGATATATTTTGGGTATTGCAGCCTAAACCATGTAATAAGCATTACTTGTTCCTGATGTTCCGTTATTTTCATAATTATTTTGACTATTTGTATAAAAAGTATTTACTTTTGTATTTTTATTATATATTGTAACGCTTGTAAGTTGAATAAATAATTTAAATGACACAGTAGGAGAATATATGACAATAAATAAAACAAACAATGAATTATGGGTGTTACATTTAACTAATCAATTTTTTGTTAATAGATTTGACACAATGACTCAATGTAGAAACCGTTTTTTAAGCAAATTAAATAAAAATTTAACTTTTGATGATATGACAAATATGAAGCATTACCCAAAACCATGGGATAGCAACATGACTGTATTTGGGTATTTAACAGCATATTATCCATCCATAGCCATAATTTTAGAAAAAACAGATGAATATGATTTAATTACAAGATTTAAAATAGTTAAATTATTATTAAAATTAAACAAAGCTGTTCAACCTACATCAAAACGTAAAAAAGAAAGATATAAAATAACAAGAGATTTAAAAAAATATCAAGCATTTGCCATTGCTGACATGGCTTATAAAGAATATAGATATGAATCTGAAGGTCATGCTTGGAATCAATGTAAATAAATGTAGAAAAAGTATTGATTTATTAAATTATATGAATTAATATTACACATCGCAGCAACAAAGCGATTAACTTAATAGAAACGGTAAGGAGAAATAAAATGGACTACAACGCAGATTGGTACCCAGGTTGCACACTTGACCCAGACTGGCAAGACCGTGACAATCATAATGACAATACAGAAGAACGTATTTACGACCACATCACAGAAACATATCAAAAATCAGCAAACGATGTATTTTCAATCGTATTAGATTACGCTGACCAAGAAGCTATTGCACAAACTCTAAAAGCAATGGTTATTGCATACGACAATTCCTTAAACGCAGGTAGAAAAGTAGACCGTGAGCAAAGCGCACAAGATTTCGTTGTGTTTGCTAAATCATTTGCTAACGTATGTATATCTGCTATTGAAAGCGAGGCAGAACAAAATGCGTGATTATAAAAACCACAAACCTAAAACAGACATTACATCATGGATAGAAGGCATTTGCTTTGTCGGTGTAGTCTTACTTTCAATTTTTCTATATTTATTATTGGTGGCCTAATATGTCAGTTTCTTACGAACAAGAACGCAAGCAGCATATTGCTGATTTGCAAGCGCAGTTTACAGAGTTTCTGTATGACCATTACAGCATAGGCAATGGCGAACAGCTTATCCACATACTAGAACAAGGCGATGCACTTGAGGCTTTTTTAGACCTTATGGGCTTACCAGAAGACACAGAGATTGAAATTTAGGAGAACAATATGTCAGTATACAAAAAATTAAACAATGCACGTTTAGAATTACAAAACACAAAACTAAGCAAGTCTGGTCACAATAAGTTTGCAGGTTACAAATACTTTGAACTTGGTGACTTCTTGCCAACCATCAACAACATATTTAGCAATCAAGGTTTATGTGGTGTTGTTAGCTTTACGTCAGACTTGGCAACATTGACCATTACAGACATTGATGACAACTCACAGATAACTATCACTAGCCCTATGGGTAGCGCAGCGTTAAAGGGCTGCCATGAGGTGCAAAACGTAGGTGCGGTAGAAACATATCAGCGCAGGTATTTGTGGGTCGTGGCAATGGAAATTGTTGAACACGATGTGCTAGACGCTACTACAGGGTCAGAAAAGCCAGTAATACCTGAACTCAAGTCACCAGAGTACAGCAAGGAAGAAATGGACATTCTGCACTCACTAGCTGAAGGCTTTACAGCAT